ATGACGGGGCTACCTGGCTTTTTTCCGGTTAAATGTCAATCAGGCTGGTGGGTTTTACATACCATTGATCACCGTAATGATGATCCAGATGTGCACCTTTCCACCAATGGTGGAAAAGCCCACAGCAGGCCGCCCAGCCTCCCCCAATGGGTGATTCTGGAACAATCAACTGGTTACGCCTTATCAGCAAAAAAGCACATCAGCTGTAAAGGAAATCGTTATGGTTGCTGGTGGGCTGCGTCACCATCATGGTGATGATGCTGTCCAGTCAGCCGGAACGGTTGAACAGGGTGGCTATGGGTCACTCTGTTGTGCGTTATTAGCGTGATCCTGGTATGGGGTGACTATCTTTGAGATAGTCGGTTCTCCCCTCCGTGGTCATTTTGACCATGCACCACACGAAAAGGGGGAGTGTTTATCACCTCCCCTTCGTGGTGATTTCCACCATGCAGCCATCGCACCGCCACGCAAAAGGGATTTACCACTACCAGCTATATCCCTCAAATCCACCAGCGCAACGCAGGACGCATAAAACCATTACGATGACTCTGGACGCAAAACCACGTTTAACGTTGTTTTGCACTGAACCAGAATACTGTTCGTCTTTGTCTCGATGTCCGTACGCATTACGTACGCAGCCGCTCCGGTTTCTTCCACTGGTAAGTCTTTTTCTCGCTCTCCCGATACATCTCCACGCGGCGACGATATGACAACAACTCCAGAACTCTGATCCGTATGTCGCGCATATCCACGCCGTTAAGCTCAATACCATCACGGCGCATCACCTCAGCCACCACACGCGCGTAATTTTCGGCTATCACGCTGTCCGGCTGCGTGGCCTCCTGTTTGCCTGCTGTCTGGCTGATTCCGGTAATACGGCAGATTACTTTCAGTAGTTCGGCTTCTGTCATTGTGTTCCCGATGTTCTGATTGTCTGGTGTCGTCGGGTCCTTCCTGGAATTATGGCCCGTTACGGGGCGGCGACCTCGCGGTTTTTATCTGTTTATGAAAATTTTTCTGGAAAAAGCATGTCGGTAATTCTCGAACATAACTATTTGTTTTTAAATAGATACACAATAAAAAGAAACGACACGGTAATCATCTAAAATGGCGATTTATGACGCTTTCATGTCGTTTCTCAGTTTTGTTCAATAATTGCGCGTCTGTTACTCGACTTTCTTCTGTAGCAACTTCTCCGGTACGTCTCCGGTAGTTTCCATCAGGTAATCAGCCAGTATCTTCGGTAGGTTGTCGGCAACTGTGGCACTGGCATTACAGGCTTTAACCACTTCCCTTTTAAGCCCATCCAGCATAGCGGGAGTAATCTGCGGGAAGCGCCTTTGCATGGTAAGCGGCAAACTGTCCATGATTGAAGAAATCTGGCTCGCCAGCTTTGAAAGCGCGTACAGGCAAAAACCTGTATCAATCACGTCGCCGCGTTCGCGCTCGTTTTTAAGCTCCTGCGCCTCCGCCTGTGCTGTCAGTAATCTGATTCTTACGCGTAAAAGTTCATCATCATCAATATCGCCTTTGTCGTTTGTAACCTGGTTAATTGCATTGTTAACCCTATTGTCTATCACGCTGGCAACATCATAAAACGCCTCACGGCCTTTACGTTCAACGGGAGTCACTCCCCACTTGTCGAACGCTGTAGCACTTACACGGCAGCTTTGCGCCATGGTTTTTTTATTCATCAGGTGCGATTTCATCAATACCCACACTTAGTTAATGCTTCAGGTTGGTGTTTTGTGGTTATCTTTCCCTTTTTATTCATAGAGATACAGCGAACAACAAAACCACCACCACCAACCTGAAAAGGCTCATAAATAGCGAAAACGCGCGAGGTCGCCGCCCCGTAACCTGTCGGATCGCCGGAAAGGACCCGCAAAAAAGCCGGATTTCTCCGGCCTTGTCTCAGATGGTTTTCAGTATGCGATCGATGTCGCCGTCATCGCCTGGGTTTCTGCCATCGTTCCCCCTGCTTATCGCGCCAGCGGCTGAACGGATACGCCAGAACCCGCAAAGGCGGCGCATTTTTTCACGTCGGTGTCGACGCTCTCAGGCCAGTTAACGGCGGCAATATTGAATATCCCCGTCTTGTAACACTGTGCTGATTTCTGCGTTGACGTGTCCACTGGGTACGAAGTCAGATAAACAGCCTTGCCAGATTCCTGACCATCCCACGGCTTAAACTCGCCATTGTCCGCCAGCATCAGCGGGGTAAATTCCTGAATAACGCCAGCATCAGCGGCAAAATGTACCAGTGTCGTGGATACCTGCTGACTGCCTGCAAATAACTCAATGTATGGAGTGTCCATAGAATCCCCCGTTAACCAATTTTGACGGTAACAAATTTGCGAATATCTGCCGGAACCGGCTGCGGTGCGCTGTGTGTCTGCACGTACTCAATCGCCGGATCGCCGTCCTCAATCCAGTTTTTCGGGTAGTACATGTTTTGCGTTGCGCCCGTTCTTACCGCTTCCTGATCCATAATCGCACCATAGGCCACCAGCCCTTTATTGTTGGTGTTGCCAAGGACCAGCAAATCAGGCTCAAGGAAATATTTTTCGGTGCCGTCGCTGTCAGTATATTTGCCGGAATAGACGATAAGGGCAATATCGCCCAGATAGCCTTTAAAGCTCACCACTTCGCCCAGGTTTTTACAGGCCAGTTCTGCGGCGGATTCTGAACCACGGGAAAGATCGTACAGTTCACGGAATTTTTTAAAGCTGCGTAACGTGCGCCATACCTCTGCGCCCATAATCATGACGTTGGCGGGGCAATCTGCTTGATCCGCATAAAGCTCGATATCATAGATTGGATCGTGGGTTTCTTTGTCCTGCTCGGACCATTTACGGCCTTTGGCCTGCTCTATGATGTTTTTTCCCGGTATCTTCCAGTCGATTTCATAGCGTTCTATGCCTTCGCCCTCAATGATGTTTTTTCCGGTCGTTATCGCATTCACCGCCAGCCATTCCACGCGCGCTTTAATGGCGTTTATCTGGCGGCGCATGTTGCCAGTAATCAGGCGCATACGGCGGTAGGTAGGGTCGTTAAGCTGTGCCGGATCTTCTCCAGCCATGCGCATGATGGTCTTTGTTGGATCGATTTCGTGCTTTGGCTTCATGTAGCCAGGTTTGATTGTGCTGGTTTCGTACCCTTTATCGCGCTGTACCTGGCTGCCAACCATAGGAGAACAAAACGCCGACATAGTGACTTCTTCAATGTCCAGGGTATCCAGCATGATGTTTTGGGTGCTGAATGTCGCCACGTTCGTGAAAAACAGCGTGGTAAACAGCGGACTGAATTTAAATTCCGCAATATCCCCGCGATTCATGTACGTGAAAAGCTGATTAGTGGTAAGTGCCGTTGCTTTGCCTGCCATTATTCACCCCCATGAGTCTGATTCATGCCCAGCGCCGCACGTAAATAGGCGCGCACCTGCCAGCCTGTTGACGGCTCAACCATCGCCAGTGGATCAAGTCCTGCCGCAATGCCTGCTTTTACGTTCTGCTGGTGGCGTTCCTTGAGCGCCTCCACGATGTCGGAGCTTATGTACACCGAAACACCGCCTTTTTTCTCTTCAGCCATAGTAAGAAATTCCTCTTCGAACTTAAAAATCATAACTGGATTGTTCATCCAGTCATGATTATAATCAGGATTGCATTTTGTGCAATAATATTGAGTTATGTTGCAAATTATGAAATTATTATCCCGATCATGTGTGTCAGCGCACCAAAAAAACCTCATATGCAAAAGCCCGATAAGACCCTCCGGGCTTTTTTTGGGGCATAAAAAAGCCGGACTTCTCCGGCTTCTGTTACTCGTTGCTTAAAACGGTATGTTATCCCCGTACGGATCATCGTTACCCGCCTGTTGTTTTGCCCTGTTCAGTGCATCAGTAGCCTGCCCCTGCTGGCCTTTTTTGCCGCCAGGTCGCGCCGTTCTCGCACTGATTACGCTGTCTGCGATAACCTGCCAGCCCTGCCGCGTTTCGCCGTTCTGGCCTGTCCACTGACTTACCTGCATGTTACCCGCCACGCTCACCAGTTCGCCTTTGTGGTTGTTTTGCCAGTGCGTCGGCCTGTCTGCCAAACGCCATGACGGATAACCACATCGTCGCCGCTCCGTCATCTGCCTGGCTGCACGGAAGGGGGACCGCCATACTCGCCATCGTCATCTGTGTACCCTTGCTGGTGGTCTTTAACTGCGGGTCAGCCACCAGCCGTCCGTAAGCCGCTATCTGTGCTGTCATGCTGTCTGCTCTCCGGTTTTAACGTTGATGGTTGTTACCTGTTCCGCTTCGGCAATCTCCCGTTCTGTCAGCGTGGCAAAGTTTGCCGCTGCTGTGGTCATGAATGCGCTTATCATGTCGGGATGTTCCTTCGCGTATCCTTCCCCCGCGTGGCGGTCTATCGTTCTGATTGCCACCTTTAAAGCGTGCTCTGTCATGTCTAACGCTTTATATTTTGGCTCTGTTCTGTCTCTACGCATTTTGTTCATTTCTCGCAAACTCTCAGTTTTTCGCCTCACTTTTTAAAGTGTCTGGCTCCGTCTCGCTTGAGATTTTCGCTTTTTCTATGTGTGTGTTTCATAAGTATTTTTTTGCCCCTCACTTTTGAGGATGTATACAGGCCGAAAAGTGAGGGGTAGCGGTCTAATTTTGGCCCTCCTTCTATACACCTCGCTTTTGCACCTCACTTTATAGCGGCGCTACATCATCCCCATCGATACGAATAACCCTGTCTTTTTCCAGCTTGTACAGCCAGCGCCGGAAGTTTTTCATTTCGTACCCCAGTTTTTTCATGTCATCACGTAACAGCGGGATCGTGCACTTGTCGCCGTTCTGTGTGCGTGAACGTATGCATCCCCATAGCGCGGTATGGTTTTCCGTCTTGTTGCCAGCCTCCTCGATGCGCTCCAGTTCAACGGGAGGGCGCGGCTTATCCACCACCACCAGCGACGTGATTAACTCCCCGTCAGCGTCGGTAAAAAGCTCCACCACGCGTAAGTCATATGCGGCTTCTTTGAGTTCCTCCGCATCCTTCATTTTGGTGCATGAGATAACCAGGGCTTCGCTTCCTGCGTCCTCCCTGCGTATCCGGTATTCAGCATCCAGCGAAGCACGAAATGCACTGGAACCACGCGCTCCCTTTGTTTCATCCTTGCCGGAATGGTGAACCACCAGCACCGTGGCCCCTGTGCGTCGTTTCAGTTCGTCACACCCACGGATAAACGCCCCCATATCACGGGAATCATTTTCATCATTGCCACCAAAGCACCGCGCCAGCGTATCCAGAATAATCATGCGTACAGGTTTACCCGTTTCCCGTTCCACCTGACGGGCAGCGATAACCATTTCATCAACATCAAGCGGGGCAGCCGGAAAGATGGGACGGTTTACCAGATACAGATTTTTCACCTGCTCACCGTGCACAACCTCCCAGGCTTTTACACGACGAGGAACGCCGATACCGCCTTCACCAACCACATAGAGAACAGCGCCATGCGCCACCCTGCGGCATCCCCACTGGCGGCCAGTGGAAACGTGACACGCCCACGATCCGGCAAGGAATGATTTATAGGAACCGCTCGCCCCGTATATGCTGCAAAGCGATACAGCCGGAATAATTCCCTTAACCACGTAATCAAGTTGTGTGTCGTATCCGGCAGATCCCACGCTCATTGGTAGCGTGGTTTTTCGCTGGTTGCTCAGGCTTTCCCCGCGTTCCCATGTCTCCCTAAGCCGTGGAAGCTGGTCGCTCCATTCCTCCAGCAATTCGAAATTTTCAGAAAGTAGCCGCGCCTCCTGGACTCCGGCGATCGCCAGTTTCGTGGCGATGGTTAACAGCTGCGGCTCTTCAATATTTCCGGCGCGTATCACCGTCGCCCTGTATCGCCCATCATCAACAATCTGGAGGTTATCCAGTTCGCTTAACTGATTAACGCCCCCAGATAAACGGGAGGGACTGGATCGCCTGCTTTTTTGGCCTGTGCAATGATGTAATGCTCTGCGAATGAGTGAGCATCAATACCCGCAAAAATAATCGCATCGGTGTATTTATCTTTCGGTAATCGTTTTACGTTCGGTGCCAGTTTCATTTCTTACCCCCTGCGACCAGCATTTCACGGATTTTGCGGATATAACCTGTTGCACGTTTCTGATTAACGGCTTTACGCTGGCCTACCAGCGTGAAATCACGCCGGAATTGATAAACAGGCATCACGCAATCATATTCGTAACCTTCACGGCGGTAGGTGATGCGCCGTTCTGCCACGCCTTTAATCGTTACCATGCCGCCATATTTATCGCGGTAAATATCGCCGTTACGGATTTCAGGCCGAGCGGTGCCGCTGGCAGTTAAGCCAGAATATTTAAGTTTCAT